CTACCTGCCCTGAGATTGCACCCCCTATAGCCCGTCAGGTGGACCGTGATAGCGGTACATTTGGCGTCCAGAGCTTTGACTACGGTCCTGTTGAGATCGCGTCTGAAGTTGGCTGGGATGATTACAAAGCAGTGTGTGATGGTATTGTCACCCTGCTCGATAAGACTGGGTTGTTGCATGGTTATTCATTCAACTCTTGGTCAGATGTGGTTACCTATGATGAGCAATTCATCGAAGATTGGTTGGCAAGTCCACAGACTTCTCTTTACTACTCGCTTCAGGTTATGAGCGACGTTCAAGATAAGTCTGATGCCTATGCTGCATTGGATGAAGGTGACGTTGACGCATACCTGGAGTCTCTTCTTAATGATCCGGTTGGCGCTAGCCAGCCCCAGGCTCCTGATTGTAATTGCGGCGAATGAACCCCTATCAAAAACTATTGAATCGTAAACGTAAGTGGTCTCCAGTTCAGACCACGGCTGGTAAACTTGCTGATGGTGCGGAAGAGACAATCTACCGCGCCTTGGCAATCCGTCATATGGAACTACCAGTTGGTGATTTTATTTCAGATGCCCTTAAAAATGAAGTTCCAGAAGTGGCAAGGGATCTCCTTTTGTCCAATATCAAAGACGAAGAGAACCACGACCTTGCTCTCGGTTATATCGCCAACGCTATCGGCGTTGATGAAAAAGCTGAAGCCGAAGCCAAGAAACTTCGGGACGCCTGGATTGCTCATCCAGATCACACGCTCCTCAAGGCACTTGTTGCCGAGCGTGCTATTTTCTTCGTGCTCCTCCCGTTCTTCAGATTTAACGGTGATGCTGGTCTCAGAACAGTAAGTGCCGATATTAGCAGGGATGAACAAGTCCATGTTGCAACGAATAGCTTGGTATGTACTGAGCTTGGTCTCAATTGGAGTCCTTCTCTCGATAAGCTCAGGAAGGCAACCATTAATTGGGTAATTGAACCACTAGGTATAAATATATCCAATAAATATTTGGATAAAAAATTTTGGCTGGATTCCAGCGATAGTCTGATGTATCAAGGAAAAGCGCCTGAGCTTTCTGACACACGTCGGGCACGAATGCCTGCTTTCTTTGAACATGCAAACCCCAACCTTCCTCAATACGCTTGAGACACATGGTCTCCAACTCAATGCTCTGTTGCAGCAGTTGGAGGATAACTTTCCACCCACCACACCCAACCCCAGTGAAACTCTTTCACAAATAATGTACCGCTCGGGTCAACGTTCTGTTGTCGAGTGGATTCAACACCAACTCAACGAAAAGAACAATGGCTCCTAAGAAACAAAAAGCTGAAGTCAAACAGGCTGTAAAACAGGCAGCCTCTGGTGGAGTAACTAAGCAAGAGCTTCAACAGATTGCTAAGCAAACTGGTGCAACATCTCAGCAAATTGTCCAGCAAATGGACATCATTAATAAGAATGTAAAGCAAGCTGGTGGAGAACCTTCCATTGCTTTGAATTCTGGTGCTGCTAATATGCTAATCAAGCAGATGGAGAAGGCTACTCCACAGATGCTTGGTTATCAACAACCTAATTTTGGTGGCGGTCGCATTGCTCAGACCCTTCAAAGTATGATGGGTTCTCCTGGAATGTTCGGTGAAGCAGCTACTCCCGGAACTGGAATGATGATTGGTGGTACCATGATTCGTCCTGGTGGACGTGTTGCCATTAATCCTATGGCTTTTGCTGGTGGTACTGGTAGCACTAGTGGAACAGGTGGTGCTGGTCCTTACAATGCAGGAAATATGCCGCTGAATACAGGTACTAATGACGTTGGACCATTGGCTCCTGGAACTACTGGTGGTAGTACGACTGGTGGTGACATGATTGGTGGTGATCAATTTGATTACCAATCAATCCTTGATGCTATCGCTGGTATCCAACAACCTCAGTTTGACATGTCAGCTCTAACCGATATGTTCAACACCCAGTTTGATCAACTGAGGTCTGATTTTGCTACACGTGACCCTATTCAACTGGCACAACTTGGGCGTGCGTATGGTGGTGATGCTATCCGTGCTCGTCAACGTAACCGCCGGAGTAGCCGTGACTATCGTCGTGGTATGGCCAACAGTGCTTTCGGTCCAGCAACCGCTAACCTTGCTATCGGTGGAGGCTTGACCCTGTAATGTCTGCTAAAGAACGTTACGATTCTTTGTTCGGTGATCGCACTCAATATCTAAACATGGCACGTAGAGCAGCTGAGCTGACCCTACCTTATGTTATCCGGGATGATGAGGAAGACTACAAAAGCGCTAGACCGTTGCCATCTCCGTGGCAATCAGTCGGTGCTAAAGGTGTAGTTACCCTTAGTTCAAAACTGATGCTTGCATTGCTTCCGCCACAAACTAGCTTCTTCAAGCTACAAGTGGATGAGACTATGCTCGGTCAGGAATATGGTCCTGGTATTAAATCAGAACTTGATCTAGCATTTGCTAAGATCGAACGTACCATCATGGAATCTATTGCTGCTAGTGATGATCGTGTCGTTGTACACCAAGCACTGAAGCACCTGGTGATTGCTGGTAATGCTCTGATTTACATGGGTAAGGATGGGCTTCGGTTGTATCCTCTCAATCGCTATGTTATAGATCGAGATGGCGACGGTAACGTCATTGAAATTGTAACCAAAGAACGAGTATCTCGTAAGCTTCTTGAAGGCACTCTTCCTGAACCTAAACCTAACGATGTTGCTAGAGACAAACGTGGTAGTCGTGATGAGGTAGATATCTACACACACGTACGCCGCGACAACAATCGTTATGTATGGCATCAAGAGGTTGATGATATCGTTATCCCTAAGTCCTTTGGTAAAGCACCATTGGATGCTAACCCTTGGCTAGCACTACGCTTCAACTCTGTTGATGGCGAGATGTATGGCAGAGGTCGTGTTGAAGAGTTCATGGGAGATCTACGTTCTCTTGAAGCACTCTCTCAGGCACTCGTAGAAGGCTCTGCAGCAGCCGCTAAGGTTGTGTTCGTAGTGTCACCCTCAAGTACTACCAAACCCGCCACGCTGGCGGCTGCAGGCAACGGAGCGATCGTCCAGGGAAGACCCGACGACATCGGTGTTGTACAAGTTGGCAAAACTGCTGACTTCCGAACTGCATATGAGATGGCACTTCAACTTGAACGCCGTCTATCTGATGCCTTTCTTATCCTTAATGTTCGTCAGTCAGAACGCACTACTGCTGAAGAAGTACGTATGACTCAACTTGAATTGGAACAACAACTTGGCGGTCTATTCAGTATGCTTACTGTAGACTTCCTTGTTCCTTATCTGAATCGTAAGTTGAACGTCTTCCAAAAGACTGGTGAGATCCCACGTATCCCTAAGGGTATTGTTAAACCTACTATTGTTGCAGGTATCAATGCACTTGGTCGCGGTCAAGATCGGGAAAGCCTCAGTGCATTCCTGATGACTATTGCACAAACAATGGGTCCACAGGCTATCCAAACCTTTGTTAACCCTGAAGAGGTTATCAAGCGCTTGGCTGCTTCTCAAGGTATTGATGTACTCAACCTTGTTAAGTCGATGCAAGATGTACAGTCTGAACAAGCACAAGCTATGCAACAACAACAGCAACTTGAACTTGTTAAGCAGGCTGGTCAGTTAGCATCTGCTCCTGTGAATGATCCATCTAAATATCCACAACCTAATGAGCAACCAACCCAGCCGCCCCAGCCGGCGTAAACCATCACAAGCTGAACCTGAAAGGGATGTCCGCACAGTAGAACATCCACCTACTGAAAAACCTGTACTTACGGTAGAGACTCCTAAACCAAATAAGTACGACCCTAAGCCTAAGATTGGTGCTCCCAGTCTTGGGCGTTCACCCAACTACGTAACTAAAGTTGGTCTTGGAAATCTTGAAGTAACTACTGCACATGGCAACTCTGACGTATGATCCCACCCCTGCGGATCAACCTGAGTTCAGTGAGGCTGAGCAAGAAGCTCTTGCCATTGGAGAGGCTGCTGCTAATGAACAGCAACAGCTTCTCGCTGGTAAGTTTAAAGATGCTGAAGCTCTAGAAAAAGCTTACATTGAACTCCAATCTAAATTTGGTTCTCGTCAAGAAGATTCCTCAGATGAGGGAGAGACTGATGATGAACAAGAGGATACTGAAGATGAATCTAATAGTATCCTAGATGCTCTTTGGGAAGATGCTCAAAATGGTGAGCTATCTAAAGAAACGCAAGAGCAACTATCTAAGATGAATCCTGCTGAAGTTGCAGCAGAGTATCTTAAATATCGACAACAGATCGAAGCTAACCAACAACCTGAGGAAGACATCAGTGATTCGCAAGTTGCTGAGCTTCGTGGTATTGCAGGTGGTGATGACGGCTATCAAGAGATGATTGCCTGGGCATCAGAAAATCTCTCACCTCAAGACATCAAGCGATATGATCG